ACGTTTGCGCCGGACAAGGCCCCGCCCGGCGCACCAGCCAGCGTGATGCGCCCGCACCACTGAAGGTCGCATCGCGGACGGCAAGGGCGGGGCACATTGAAGACTGCCCTGCGATGCCGGGAGCACGTGACGAGCGCCAATGGACCAGTCGATCGGCCCTTCTCTAGCGCACGACGGGAATCCCAATCCGGCATCGCGGTGGCCGCACACCAGGGGACGCTCGACTCAACTGCGGGATAGCCTCCCGCGTCGACCGCCCGCTGAACCACCACGGACGATGCCGCACCAACCTGAACTGCCGCCAAGCCCATAACAAGTATTCGACGGCATCTTCGCCGCCTAACACGGCGCGGAAATGCGTTTCACGGCCGAACGGCGCGGAACGGCCCGCGAAAGGCGGCGAAGCGGCGAGTGGACGGAAAGTGACGGGAACCAGTGCCGGAGCAAACGCCATGACCGACTTCTCCCCCATGACAGCCGCCGTGATCTTCTTCACCTACGTGGCGGTGGACATCCTCTACGCTTGCTACATCATCTGCGTGGAGCGACGGCAGGCCCTCGCCGCGGCCGGCATCTCGTCCGTGCTCTATTCGCTCCTGGCCTTCGGCGTCATCACCTACTCCAAGAACCCGATCTACCTCGTGCCGCTCGCCTCTGGAGCGTTCCTCGGCACCTACCTGACGGTGCGATTCCACGGCCGAAAACACACGTAGCCGCGGTCTGAAAATGGTGGTGTCCGCTTCCGCCGGAGACCGCCACCATGCACGTCGATCAAGTGTGGGAAGACTTCTACGCGGAACTGGACTCCCTCTCGGACGAGTTGTCCGGCATCGAGTTCCTGTGAGCCACGGCCGGGAACACCTGTGAACGCCGGTACAGTGATGGTAGGGCGAGCCCTCGCCCGACCACCGGAGCCGGCCCGTGGCCAACGAAGACGTCGTCGAAGCGGTCGCCGCGAATCTCGCGCAACCGCGCCGCGCCCGGACGGACGCCGGCGAGGTTGAGCAACACGAGCTCGACCGCCAAGTGGCCGCCGCGGACTTCGTGATCCGCTCGCGTGCCGCCGCCGGCTCGCCGTTCGCGTGTCTGCGGATGGCCCGCATCGAATCCCCAGGGGCGACCGGCTGATGGGCCTGTTCGGCAACCTCCTTGGGCAGTCCCGGCGGTCGCTGGAGGCGACAATCGCCAAGCAGCGGCACGCCGTCACCAACCTCATCCGGGCACGGTACGACGCCGCCCAGACCACGCCCGGCAACAAGAACCACTGGTCGCAGGCCGACCACATGGCGGCCGACGCCGCCCTATCGCCGTGGGTGCGGCGGACGCTCCGTTCCCGTGCCCGCTACGAGGCCGCGAACAACGGCTACCTCGCCGGCATGGTGGCGACCCTGGCCACCGACCTGGTCGGCAAGGGGCCGACGCTGCTCCTCGACTGCGGGCCGGACGCCGATCAGTCGGCCGTGGCCCGCGTGGAGGAGAACGTCTTCGAGTGGCACCAGGAGATCGACCTGGCGAAGAAGCTCCGGACGCTCCGCAGCGTGAAGGCGATCGACGGCGACGGGTTCGGCATCCAGACCACCAACCGCCGGCTGCGGAACGTGCAACTCGATCTCCGGCTGGTCGAGGCTGACATGATCGCCGACCCGGCGAGCCGGTTTGAGTTCGGCGGTGCCGTCGACGGCGTGCGGTTCGATGCCGACGGCAACCCGTCCGAATACTTCCTCCTCGACCACCACCCGGGCTCGCTGCACTTCGGCGTGACGCTGGGCGGCAAGTGGGTCGATGCTCGCTACGTCCACCACTACTTTCACGCAACCCGCCCCGGGCAGCACCGCGGCGTCGGCGAGGTCGTGCCGGCCCTCGAGCTGTTCGCGATGCTCCGCCGCTACCAGTACGCGGTCGTGACCGCTGCGGAGACGGCCGCCGACTTCGCGGCGATCTTCAAGACCACGATGCCGGCGAGCGGCACCGCTGCCGCCCTACCGCTGGCCGAGACGCTGCCGATCATGCGTGGCATGGCAATGGCGGCTCCCGAGGGGTGGGACGTTGCCCAGATGCGGGCCGAGCACCCGACCAGCACGTTCGACGCCTTTGAGCGGCGGATTCTGATGCAGATCAGCCGCGCCCTGTCGATGCCGTACATCGTCGCGGTGATGGACGCGACCGGGGCGAACTACTCCACGATGCGTGGCGACTACCTCGTGTATCGCCAGCACATGAACGCCGAACGGGCGGACGTGGAGCGGGTGATCCTCGACCCGCTGCTCCAGCGGTGGATCGACGAGGCCGCCGTGGTGGACGGCATGATCCCCGACGGCCTCCCGCCCCGCGATCAGTGGACGTGGCGGTGGCGCTGGGACGGCCATGAGCACATCGACCCGCTCAAGGAAGCCAACGCCGAGAGCGTCGGCCTGGAAAACAAGACCGTGAGCCGGTCGGAAGCCTGTGCCCGCCGCGGCAAGGACTGGCGGCAGGTGTTCCGCCAGATCGCCGCCGAGGAGGCGTATGCGGCTGAACTGGGCATCGACCTCACGACGCCCGATCAGCAGCCGGCCCCGGCCGACCAGCCCCAGGAGGCGAACCAGTGAGCCAGAAAATCACGTTCGGCGGCGAAGCAACGCTCATCGAGGCCCCGATCCTCGCGGACGGCCAGAGCAGCGGCAACCCGAAGTTCTCGCTCGTGGGCTACACCGGCCGGGCCATCCGGCAGGCGTGGAGCCGCACGCCGCTCGTCGTGGACCTGGCCGGCATGGACACGACCAGCCAGCCGATCGCGGTGATGCTCGGCCACCAGTACGACATCGACCACGCCGTCGGCCAGGCGTCGGATGTCGTGAACAGCGGCACGGACCTGACCGTGGCCACCGAGGTCATCGGCGAGAGCCCAGAGGTTGCGAAGGCCGTGACGCTGGCCCGCAAGGGCTGGCGGTTCCAGGCGTCGATCGGGGCCGACGTCGGCCGGATCGAGAACATCGCCGCCGGCGAGAGCGTCGAGGTGAACGGCCGCCAGTTCGCCGGCCCGATCAGCGTGGTGCGTGCCAGCACGCTCCGCGAGGTGTCGATCGTCCTTTTCGGAGCAGACGCCGCTACGTCTGCCGCGATCGCTGCGGAAGCGAATGATGGAGGTTTCCCCATGGCGGATCACGCCACCCAGAAGCCCGACGAGGTCAAGGCCTCGGCGGAAGCCACGGCGAAGGTCGCCGTGGAAGCGAAGGCCCCCGAGGCCGTGACGCCGCCCGCTCCCTCCGTGGACCTGGGTGCGATCAAGGCCGAGCTGCTCGAGCAGATCCGGAAGGAGGTCAAGGCCGAAGCCCTCGCGGACATTCGTGCCGATCGCCCGTCCGCTCCGGCGGTTCACGTCGTCGCCAAGCCGGCCGAGACCGACGAGCTGCTCGTCGCCTCGATCTGCCTCGCCGGCAACCTGCCCGGCGTCGACAAGCAGTTCGGCGAGCGGACGCTCGAAGCCGCCCACAAGCGGCGGAACATGGGCCTCCAGGAGATGCTCCTGCGGGCCGCGAAGGCGAACGGCTACCAGGGTGATGCCTACAAGCTCACCGACGGCAACCTTCGCGACGTGCTGAAGGCATCGTTCGGGTCCAGCACCCATTCGATCGCCAACGTCGTCGGCACGGCCTACGGCAAGTTCCTCCTCAACGGCTACACCTCGGTGGAGTCGGTGTGGGACCGGATCTCGATGATCCGCCCCGTCTCCGACTTCAAGGCGGTGACCGGCGTGCGCGTCAACGGCGGGTTCACGTTCGAGGAAGTCGGCCCGGCCGGCGAGCTGAAGTCGGCCGAAGCGACCGACGAGGGCCGTTCGTTCGGTGCGAAGTCCTACGGGCGGATCAGCTCGATCACCCGGCGGGACATCATCAACGACGACCTCGGTGCTCTGACCGTGGTGCCCACCCGGCTCGGCCGTGGTGCGGCTCTCCGGTTCAACACCAACTTCTGGACGGAGTTCCAGGCGTCCAACGCCACCTACTTCGAGCGGGCCACGGCCGGGGCTGGCAACGCCCTCAGCCTGACCAGCCTGAAGGCGGCCGTGTCGGCCTACCGGAAGGTCACCGACGCGGACGGCAACCCGCTGTCTGTGGCCCCGGCGATGCTGCTGCTCCCGCCGGAGCTGGAGATCGCGGGTGCCGAGCTCATGGGCTCGGCCCTGATCCACGGCACGAGCGGTGCGGCCCCCAGCACGAACGTGCTGGCCGGTCGTTACCAGGTCGTGTCGTCGGTCTACCTGTCGAGCGCGAGCACCTGGTGGCTCGTGGCGAACCCGGGCGACCTGAACGCGATGGAGGTGCTGTTCCTCAACGGCAACCGCAACCCCGTCGTGGAGCAGGCCGAGGCGGACTTC